AACATTAATTGTACCCGATAGTGAATTATAGCCCACTTGTTTGTGCTCCCCTTATATACATAGGTAGTATTAATACACAAACCAGTTCGTTCCATCCGTATATAAGTTGATTGCCGGCATTGTGCCAGATAGTTCGTAATAACTATTGGCCTCGATGCTAAAGTTGCCGGCTGGAACAGAGGCCGAAATAGTAATGATGCCGCTCCTTGAGCTAAGTTCATCTTTAATCACCAAAACCTGGCCGTCTCCGCCTACGGATCCACTGTGGAGACTTATCACCACATTACCTGTTTTGGAGACTCCCAAGATGTGACTCGCAGCTGTCGTGGTATAAGAGGCCACGGAAACTTTATCATAATTTGCCCGATGGCCAGAACCGCTGAAGATAATTTGGCGAGTTTCTGCATTGACCTCAAACAAGGGATTTTTAGTACTCGGCGATGATCGACCGACATACATGCTTCCGGTACGGATATGGCTGTCATCGTTAGTATTACCGAATGTTGTAGAACCGGTAGAATCAATTTTAGTTACATCTTCTATATGAAAATGACTAGCACTAATCGTACCTGTTACCACCAGTGTCCCAGTTAATACTAGGGTGTTGGCCGCTAATTCTCCAACTGCGGCAGTGTGATACATAAAATTGACAGACCCAGATGTATCTCTGGCTCCTGACATAAACTGCACGGAACCCGTTGGACCAAAGGCTGCGCCATGGTCATCAGGAGTTATGTACGCCCAGTTAAACGTCGCCATCCTTAGCCTACTCCTACAGACCCAGACCAGCTAGGCCCATCGGGCACTGAACATCGATCAGTTGGAATGGTTGTAAGACCTGCAACAATGTCAACATCTGGTGATCCAGAGAGCCAGATCTCAGTAACCTTAAGCTCAAGTCGTTGAGAGACGCTAGCTTTATTATTGTCAAGCCTACTCACCTTGAAGTAATTTGACCCTCCTCCCATCACCGAGTCGTTTCTGATTCCTCTTTCAGAGAAACCAACCCTTACATGTTCGGCGCCGTTGTTGACGATGTAAATCCATCGTGTTACATACGGAAATGTAACCTTCACTGCATTTGTTGCGTTGATAGTGCCAGAGGCAAATGGTCGACCACTTGCTTGATATGCTGGGACGTGGTTAATTCCCACATCCATTTTCCATGATATAGCCATGCTATAAACCTCCAATTTTATTTACTAACTATAAATAGTCAATAATTTCTTCTTCTGCGTCTTTCGAGCGCTCTTTGTTTTTTTCTTTCGTCACGTTGGCGCTGTCTTTCGGCGCGGATTTGCTTTTCTTTCTTCTTTACAGAAGGCTTTTTATAAAATCTGCGGTCTTTTACTTCTTCGACTATCCGGGCTCTTTTAGTCTTCTTGATGAATTTACGAATCATCTTCTCTGCATTACCGCGACATTCGCGCGCATGAACAACAACATTGGCTTTTTTCATTTTATCCTACTTTATCGCTTGCCAGATTTTTGAAGCGTCGCCCACCAAAGAAGAGATGTCAACACCAGAATCACTAGGGTTACCTAAGTCTGCTTGGCCTGATTGGGGCTCTCTGTGACTCATGGGTTCAGTGCCTTCAAAGAGATCTACTCCGTTGTAGGCGCCTTTTCCCATTGACTCCATTATCTTCTTTCTATGTTTATCCATTTTTTCTTTAGTTTCTGCGGACTTACGCTTCATTTGCAAGTCTTCTGTATATAGACTCTCTTTCTTCTTTTGAGTCTTTTCTACTACCAGATTTCCTTGCATTCCTTTAGCAACCTCTGCAACCACATTTGACAAAAGACCTTCTTCAATAAGGACTTCGTGGATACATTCTTTTACTAAAGGCTTAATAAGTTGTTTTAATTCTGTCTTTTTCATATTTCCTCTTTTTTATAATAAAGCTAAACGCTTCCATCTATCTTCAACTGATTCTCGAACGGGGGTCGGCGTAGGTACTTCTTCGGGTGTGGGCGCGTCGCCCTCACCACCTTCGCCGGCAGCTTCACGCTTACATTTTAATTTGTCTGCCTTTCTGCGTAGTTTTTTATATCTAATGAATACCTCGTCGAGACGCGTTTTCCATAATTTAATTAGGAGTTTTATATATTTATCGTAGCTACCTTCGAAAGCTATTTGTAACTTTGGTTGCCAAATATTGTACGCTTTTTCGACCTCCAGTCTCTGTTCATTGTTTAGTCCTTGGGAGTCCCACATGGCCTGCATTCCTTTTTTCAAAGAGGGGATTACATCTATATCACCCATTCGGGCCGGCATATGTTCTATCGTGCGCACTTTTACTAATGGTTGCGAAAGTACAAAATCATGTTCTAAAACCTCGTCAGGAGTCTTGGGGCACTTCTTTTTTGTGCCGCGGCGAAGACTCGGAAAACTCAACTCGGCTAATCTAGATTCAGAGATGAGTAATTCTGCAGCTTCGCGCTCTAGAACATCTCCAATTCCTTCTGCTGCCAGGTCGATCTCTTCGGGGGGTTCTTCTTCAGAGGGTGCTTCTGATGGGGGCCACTCTGGGGCCACCAAATCGGGAACGACTGACGAGTTAACACCCTTATAAACGGCGGTGCCTAGCGCTCGTAGGCCAACGAGATCTTTTTCATATTTTGATTGCGAGTAATCTTCGAGACTTTTCAGGGGGCCGGTTTTGAGGGCTGCTATCAAAGCTTTCTTGCCCTCTGGCCAGTCCTCATCGATTTCGGCATATGACTTGCCAACATATCTATTGTTTAAATAATGCAACACCATTATATCTGGGGCGCCGGCGAAACTAGGGTTCGGAATTGGCGCGCGGAAAACGACGGATTTTCCATCTTCATCTAATTCAATTTCATTTGAATCCTTGGGCCAACCCTGGGCCAACGTTTTAGCCTTGTATTCCATGCTAGCCCAGCGCTCGGCATCGGCTTTGCTCATCGCATTACGACCAAGCCACCAAAATGCCAAACTATTCATTGCTTCCAGCGGGGCTGTAACTTCTGTTTCTTTAGCTAGCTTCTCTAAAGTCAAATACCACTCGGCTAGGCCACCTAATTGAGCAAGATTCTTGCTGTTAGCCATCATAGAATGTTTCTTGACCTCTGCCGGATCGTTTGTCCAATCGGGCAAGTTAGACATCCCTTTCCAGGCGGCCTCTTGGTCCTTAAAACTAAGTTGACCGTGGGCGCCTGCGCCGACTTTAGATGCCATTGTTTTGCCGGCATCACTAAACTGCTTCTTTGTGCCTTTCCACGCGGAGTCGAGGCCTCCAGCAGCCTTGTTGCGAAGGTTACGCATCTGTGCGCCGGCGGTTCGACCAAAGAGTTCTTCAAGTTCCTCTTCTTCGTTTAGGAACTCGCGCCAATCATCATGAAAATCTTTAGCTTCGTCACTCATCGTCCAAGACCTCATTTAACAAACGATAAATGCGGTCAGACTTGGTGAATACTTCATTCTTATAATCTTTGGCCTCTTTCATCATAAAAGCGCCAGGGGTAGAAGGTTCGGACACTACATCGAAACAGATCAACTGGAAGTCGTCTTCTACAATAGTCTGGCCGTTGCTCTCCGTTACTGATCCCATTCCCCTAGAGGAGATCCCAATCGCACAACCGCCCTCAACGAGAGACCTTAAAATCTTTCCGGAGGGGGTGTCCAATACTTTAATCTTGCCCATCACCTTTTTCTCTTCCATCCAACAAGATGTCACAATATGAGAGGCATTCTTGAGGTTGATTACGGAATCTTCAGGGTGGTCAAGCTCACCTAATGCACGGCGTTCTTTTACAAGCTTTTGATAGTTTTTTACTTCTTTCATTAAAACCGACGAGGGGTAAACACGGCCATTTCCATTAACAGTTTCAGCCATCTGCATAATGCCAGATAGAATCATGCCGCCATCTGTCACGAATTTCTTTTCGTCTTCGGTAAGAAGATCTTGACAAACGCCGCCGTCACATAGTTCATAATATTCTCGTAAAAGTACTTTACTCATTGCTTATTCCTTTCTTTTAAAACTACTTGGAGTTCTTCTTCAATAATGCCGTAGAGGTCAATATCCTCTGAAACATACTGGCCGGGTGTTCGCCCAACACTGCGTAAGCCAGCCAAATAGTTTTTACAATCGCGTGAACCGGGACGTAAACCACGGGCGCTGCATGCATCTCGTTGGGCGCGGCCACTGGCAGAAAGCCCATTCGGATCTGTCGCTGCTGTACGAGCGGCGCGGTCGGCGGCGGCTTTTTTGTCTTCTTCCTCTTGATCAGCCCAGAATTTAGCAAGGCGCGCCTTTTCTTCGGGGGAGTCTTCTGGTCGGGGCTGCCATGGGCCTGTTCCCAAGTCGGAAAGTGAAAGAGTGTCTGGTACGGCGGGTTCGCGACCCACATTTGCTGCGCGGATGCGTGCGTTCTCAGCATCTTGAGCATCGAGGTCGGTCTGTCGTTGGGCTGCAGCGGCATCTTGAGCATCCCTTCGAGCGCGGTCACTATCCGCATGGTACTGTGCAGCGCGGCGGTCGTGCTGGGTGTTCCTGCGCTGTTGGCGCTGTCTTGCAAGATCTTGTAATGATGGCAAAGATTGACCCTCAAGTGGGTATCCCCCGTTGGCGGCATTGGCCTCCACCTTGGACAAAAACTCCTCTGCAACACCTTCGGGCTTATTTAAATATAAGTTCTCGTATTCTTTCCAAAACGCCTCTTTACGCTGGTTGTTACGGGACCTAGATTCACCTTTAATATATTTTATATATTTATAAATAAATGAAAACTTATCTGGGCTGCCCTTGAGCATGTTTTGTTGTTGCTCGCGGTCGAATGCAGCCTGATCAAACTCCTGCAGAGTCGCAAGCTCTTCTTTGATGATTTGTTTAAGTTGTTTCTTTGTGATTTTCATCTCATTGCTCCTATTAAGATGCCGGCGCTACCGGCGCGCGTCAGCAGCCAGACTTACAAAGCCTGACAGGTTGAAGCATCCACTTCCTAGTCCATGTGTTGTTCATTTGAAATCTCCATTTTAGGTGAGTGTTGAATTCCTGTATCTCCAAAAACCATATTCAAAACATAAGATGTTCCAGAGGATAACCAGCCGAGAATAAAGAAATTAGCGACACTAACGTCAAAATTAAATAGTTCGGTGTACGGAGAAAGTAGCATTAAAAACCAACCAACATGAAATCCCATGCACATTGGACAATTAAATAATTTTCCGTATCCTCGTAGTGAGTCTTTCGCTGGTCTTAGTTTTTTAAGAACAGGGTGTTCGCTGAATACTAGAATTTGTGTGAGCCCATAGGCTGCCAAGATAAAAGTTAAAAGTTCCATTCATTCTCCTAAACTGTATACAGATAGTTCAAAGCGTATGGGTTTCTTATATATCCAGGTCGAATAGATCCTTGCTCATCTCTCTGGGGCACCTCGCCAAGCTCTGTAGAATCGGTTTTATCTGGATGGACCAGCGCTTCATCGTCCATAGCAATGATTGCCTCGGTGGACTCAAAGTATGGTCGCTCTTCATCAATAAAGCTAGAGATATTTACAAGGGCCATTTGAGCAGACTCAATCCCTTCCTTAAAAGGAGTCTGGAGATCTGCCACCAAAGCACCAAAGAACGCGCCGGCTTGAATAGATTCTGGAAGGACGACACCACGCTTATATAGAAACGTGAACAATCGGTTTTGGGCGCCATATACTAAATCGTTTAAAGATTCTTTTGGAAAAGCAAGAACCTTGTTTGTGGTAGGAGATAGAACAATATCGATATCCCCGTGATCAAAAATCATTAGGTCACCGTTAAGAGCCTTACGAACGTTCATCTCCAGTGTGACTACAGAAGATGTATCTCCCTTCTTGATTGTGATCTTAATTGCCATCGCTAATAATTTCCTTTACAAGTGCTTGTGTTTTCAATATAGAAAATACGATATTCTCTTCAATTCCGCTGGTGCGATAACTATCCAACTTCTCGATCACCTTGCTTGTCTTTGCTGATAGTTCTTTATCGGCGCTAATAATATCACCGGCTAAAGACGAAACGAGTGTTTCCCTCAAGGATGTGATTTCTGTATTTAAGAATGTTTTAAGTTGAACACCGTTATCGACAAAGGAAGTAATATAATGATTCAAGAGCGCCTTTTGATTCTCTAGTAAACCATCCTTATATTTCTCGTTAAATCTCTTAACAAAAGATGTCATGATAATATTGTCGATAGGTTCCATTGTCTCTTGTTTGTTTTCCGATAACATCATGTTCTCAATAATACTGCTCTCAAGAATAACAGTACTCTTTGGTGAGGGCTTATCAGAAAACATCTGTGCTATCGATGCTAGCGTCTTATAATTGGGAACAAAATTATTGAATACGGCCGGGGTCAACTCTTTGTTGACATCTGCAATAAGATCACTTTGGCTTAAAAACAAACCTTCTGTATCCAACAGACGACTGGCCAATTTTGCTTCCTTTACAATCTTCTCTGCTATCTCTCTTGGGAGACTCTGATTCTCATATAGAGATCGATAATTCTGCAGATCTTTGTATAGTACAGATCCTGGAACAAAATGCTTTTTAATAATTGCAACAACTTTTTCTTTAGTGTCATGGCTTTCTTTTATAATTGCCACGGTCGCTTCGCGTATCAAGGCTTCGAATACGAATGCTGTATTACGCTTTTTATTGTGTTTTATTTTCATCCTGTTGCTCCGTTAGTATTTCTTTTTCTTCGAGACCTTCGATCAAAGACCGAATAGAATTATTGAGTTCAAACAATTTGCTCTCTTCTTCATCCTCTTTCAACTTATAAATAGATTGATCTTGCTCATAAAGACTTGCTAAACCGTGCATTCCTGTCAGGGTGTCTAGATCGGTCTTGCCCGGGAAGACGTTTCGGGGCGTTGAACTACTCTTCTCTCTGTTGCCTGCTGCGGCAAAAGAACGACTTCTGGCGCCGGCTGGACGAGTGTCTGTCTTAACGGGCCGGTACTTTGCGCCGCCCTTATAAGTGCGGACATCACGCGAACCAGGAGGGACTGCCAATAGGGCGGATTCTGCGGCTTCGTCGCCTGCTGCGGCTTCTCCCGCTGGCATCTCTTCTGGGCCGCCTCCAAGATCTCCTCCGAGGTCTCCTCCGAGGTCCCCACCTAGATCGCCACCAAGGTCTCCGCCCAGGTCACCACCAAGGCCTCCACCAAGGCCTCCTCCGGCGCCGGCTGCAGCAGCAGCTTCTGCCACCTGTTGAAGCTCCGCATCATGAGTACGATCATAGTACATCTCGCGTTGGTTCCGAATGAACTCTTCATTAGACATACCAAAGATGTGTTCGGCGACCCAACGACGTGAGAAGTAGCCTTCTGTCGCCGAGCCTGCAATATCAAACTTTTGTTTCCAATGCTCAAGCTCTTGAAGTTCTGCAATCTTCGATGGGTTGTTCAAAGCCAACTTAAAGCTCAACAGATCGTCGCCGCGGAAACCAAGAGTATAAAGATGGATGATTCCAATCTTCTCTAGTTCTGCGATGATAACTCGCTGGAGCCTTTGGACAGTGCGCGCAAAACGGATATCCTTTTGAGCCAAGGTTGTCTTGTCTTCGGCGGCGCCTTCACCCATCGCTAGATATGCCTGGGGGATCTTCAACGCAGAGAAGAGCTTGTCCCGAAGATACTTAATGTCATCGATCTGTGTTGTATTCTGTCCTCCGGCAAGATTCTGAATATCTGTTACAGAACCTGCTCGGACAGGAATAAAGTAATCTTCTTCGACAGCCATCGGGTTATAACGCAGATCAATACGACCGGTCTTGGCGTCTACCACAGAATGGCGCTTCAGTTGCGATACTGTCTTTTGCATAAATTGTTCGACTTCGTTTGGCGGAACAGCACCAACGTCGATTTTAAATACGCGGCGTTCGGAGGAACGAATCACACGATAGGCCATCATGGCATCTTCCATAAGTGTAAGCTGGCGCCAAATACGACGGGCGGGCTCAAGGATGGAAGTTCCATAGGGAGCGTATTTATCATTACCAAGAATGCGGAAGTGGGCGACCTGCCAATTTTCAAAGGTCATGCCCGCAGAGTTCCATTGGTACTGAATATAATTCGGGTTTGTTGAGTCTTGTCCTTCTAATCTTTCGATTTCCATAGGAGGAAGCGCGATGACAGATTTAACACCAAAGTTATCATCGATATCAAGATACAAAAAGAAGTCGCCATACTTGCACATTGTACGCGACCAACCAAAAAGATTGTATTGAACATTAAGGATCTGATCGTAAAGGGTGGTTAAGACTGCTTTGATTTCTTCGTTACCAGACTTCACATTAAGCATCGGGCGAAGGTCAGAATAAGTTGTCATCTCATCTGCATAGATGTCCATTGTGGAGGCAATCTCTGGCATGTATTCCATTTGATCGAAATCAACATAGCGTTCGGAGCGGCGCTGATTCTGGATTGCCTGTGTAGCAATCGTATCAAGCGGGTTATACTGGGCTTTCTTGAACTGTTGGCCCGACGCAGACTTAAAGCGTGAAGAGAATTTATCCAGATGCTGGCGACGGATTCGGCGGCCGGTCTGTGAGCGATAATTAATAATAGGGCCCGAGAACAATCTCGTAAGGGCTTTGAATAGATCAGTATCTCTGTTTGCTGGGTTTTGGCCCTGATTTCTTTTTCTTTGTGCCATTTAATTTATATTCCTCACTTTATAATCCATTTATATTCGTCCCAATAGGACTTTGCTTCAGACATTATATCAGTTGCATTGTTGGGTTTGTATCCATTTTGGCCTTTTATTTGTGTATTCATAGTGGTTTTAACTGTGTAGATTGCGTCAACAAAGGCTTTTTGATAATTTAAGTCACGAGCATTTGCCTGAATAGCTGTATCTCTAACCCAGCAAGCAATCGCCAAAGCCATGATTAGATCATCATTATAGCTCTTCATTGCTTGGGGCCTTCCGTTCCTCCAAATAAACGTCTTAAATTCATTCACTGTTCGTGAAGAATATACTTTAATTAGTTTATTTCTTATAAACTCCTCTAATTTCGCAACAATCAAAGGGCGCGTTTTCATGCTGGTGGTAAAACCAGCGACTGCAGATGTCCTATGTTCTGCAACGTGTTGTTCCACATACTCATGAGTTGACTTAATAGAATAGTAGACATTGGGATATGCATATTCTGTCAACTTATCTAAAACGGTATAACCAATATTATTATTCTCTACTACCATCATGGCATTTCCAAACTCTCGTCCTACTTGGTTCAACATTACAGCAAACATATCGGGAGTTGGCTTGCCTTGATATTCTCCAATGATTTCTAATGTCTCTAGTTTAATAATATGAAACGTTGAGAAATCGGCTCCATCGCCTCTCGATACGTCAACAGACATAAGGTAATTACAAGTAGGGTCGAACTCTTCCCAAATCCAAAAATTGCGATCAAACCCTGTGCGATACTTTGGTTCGCAAACATTCGAAAGCAACCATGTCATATCGTCAGGGTCGATAACAGTTTCGCCAGAAGTATTGAAATTACATTGCAACTCCTGCGCGATCTGACGCTTGGACATGTTTTTAGTTTCTTTCTTAAACCATTCTTTATCGCGGTCTGGATGGACATCCCAAGAGAGGGTGGTTAAATGGAAGTTGTTTGCGTTAGCTTCTGCGTCTGTACAAGTCTTATGAAACCAGTTACCCACACCATTAGGTGTTGACAACGCAATACATCGTCCACCTGTCGATAGTGTTGGATACAGACCAGTCCAAAGTTCTTCAAGGCCTTCGATGTGGGCAGCCTCATCAAGAACCAACAAAGAGAGTGCTTCGGAACGACCAGCATCGCCGGAGGTTGAAGCGGCCTTAATGGTTGAACCATTAGAAAGCTCGAAAGATGTGCGGTTATCAACATCAATACTTGCAATCTTCAGCCATTCAGGCAGATTGCGCATCACACCCTTTACTTTCTTTACAAGGTTTCCTGCTGTAGCAAACTTGGTTGCCATAACGAGAATCGACTTATCGCGGTGGAATAGCATCAACCATACAATATAGCCGGCTGTAATCGTTGAGATACCAAGCTGGCGAGCTTTTAAAATAACATTAAAACGATAATCATTAAAATCTTGAAGTAGCTCATCTTGGAAATCATATGTGTCAAATAAGATTAGCCCGTGCATCGGATGAGATATACGGGCGTATGTCTTTAGGAAGTAAGCAGGATCCTTACCGCACTTTAAAATCTCTTTTACTTTTTGTTTTTTGTCTAGTTGAAAACTCATGCATCTTTTTTGCGTGTATCATTCTTCGGGCGCTTTCCTTGCCAACCACCTTGGTTAAGG